CACGACAAAACAGCGGCCTCACATGCGTGCGTGAAAAAGGCAATTCTTGAAGAATTTTTGGCTAAAAAATAAAAGATGTATACCCGTTTCACAAAAAAACGTGTTATATATGTATCGTGAATATTTGGAAAGACGGATTTTTGGCATGTGATTCGTCTTTTTTTATGTATTCATGGCACAGTGTTTTTCGTGGGACTTTAAACATTGTAGGGTGTGCCTCCTTCGCCAAAATTGGCAATAGGATTATTGCCTTGCTTATTGCATCCCTTCAAATTAAGGAGGTTTTTTATGGCTTGTCGAAATAAACCGTATAAAACAAAAGAATGGAAAGAAGTTAGAGAACAAGTTCTTAAAATGGATCATGGATTATGCCAAAGGTGTTTAGGAAACTATAAACCTATTCCAAATACCACTAGAAGAAGAACTAAAGCTACTCTAGTACACCACCATTACGAATTAGAAAAGTACCCAGAATGGAAATATTCTATTTACGTTACTGTGAATGGAAAAAAAGAAAGAAATTTGTGGTCGCTATGTAATGACTGCCACGAAGAAATTCACGAGCGAACTCATCGTTCACGTTCTTTTGAAAAAAAGAATGATGAATTCACCACAGAAGAAAGATGGGATTAGGAGGAAAATCAAATGCCAAGAAAGGTACAAAAAAAAGACTACAAGTCTTTACTTGAAAACTTCAAAAAGAAGATTCAAGACAATGACATGCTAAGTAACAATGCTTTACTGGCACAACAGTTAAGAGATTTTGAAAGAATGTCAGACATGAATGATAACCTATGGGATAGTATTCAAACAGATGGATATACTTCCATTAATGAAAAAACAGGTGTACCTGTTGTCAATCCTGCGGTAGCTGCTTTCAATAAGAATGCTTCAACATTACTAAAAACTGCTCAGTGGATAGAAGAAAAGACGAAGGCTATTTCTTTTAATGAAGAAAGCAAGAGCTGGTAAGCCTGCCACAAAGCCACCTAGAGATGTTGAAACTTATTTGAAAATGGTTGAGAATGACAAACCTGTAAAGACTTGTCGAGATCAAAAGAAATTAGCTAATCTTGTTAGAAAAGCGTTTGCGAGTGGTGGAATCTATGTCAATAGAGAACAGTACAATGCATATATAAAAATTGGTGAGGCAATGTTTCCTAAATTATTTCCTTGGCAGAAATTTTTATGTTGTTTGCTGCTATGTACTTACAATGTAAAAGATGATAGACCACGTTGGAAACATGCTTTAATTATGCTTGCAAGAGGTGCTGGAAAAGATGGTGTCATTGCATGGTTTTCTCTGTGCTTGATTTCAAAAAACAATCCCGTTGAAGAGTACAACATAGATATCTGTGCAAACAATGAAGCACAGTCTCTGCAACCTGTTAAGGATGCAGTTGCTTTTTTAAATAAGCCGTATTACAAAGATGCTAACAAGGCATCTTTTTATTGGACGAGTGAAAGGATTGAAGGACTGCAAAATGGTGGAATCATCAAAGGGCATACAAACAACGCTAAAGGTAAGGATGGACTTAGAAGTGGATGCGTAATACTGAATGAAATTCATCAGTATCAGGATTATTCCAATATCGATGTATTTTTGACTGGTCTAGGAAAGAAAGCATGTCCAAGATCCATTTATTTCACAACTAACGGGCACGTTAGAGAAGGTGTTCTAGATGATGAACTGTCACAGGCAGAGGATGTTTTAAATGAAGTAATGGATGATGGTGGATTCTTTCCTTTTATTTGTCGCATCGATGATAAAAGTGAAGCAGATGATGAGAGTTGCTGGTATAAGGCAAATCCATCATTGCAATATTTCCCTGACTTGTTAGATGAAACAAAAACGGATTATATCAAATGGAAAGATGCTCCAGCCACATTACCCGGATTCATGGCAAAGAGAATGAATCTTCCATCCTTGCAAAGTGCTATGGAAGTTGCACCTTATGAATTGATCAAAGAAACAAATCAACCTATACCATACGACAAAATAGAAAAGCAACTATGCGTTGTTGGTATAGATACTGCTCAAACGACAGACTTTATGTCAGTATCTGCTTTATTTAAAGTGGATGGAAAAAAGATTGTATTAAACCATACATGGGTTTGTTTACAATCTAAAGATTTGCCTAGAGTTAAGTTTAAATCTCAATTTCCTAGACTAGTGGAAATGGGATTATTAACTTTAGTTGATGGTGCAGAAATACCGCCATCATTAGTAATTGATTATATCGAAAACTGGAAAAGACATTATCTAATCCAATGCGTTGTATTGGATTCTTTCAAACTTTCGATATTTTCTCAAGGCTTGGAACAGATTGGCTTTAGCACCAAGTTAAAAAATTTAAAAATAGTGCGACCTTTAGATGTAGGACGTACTCAACCGGTAATATCGAGTGCATTTATTAATAAACAGTTTGTTTGGGGAGATAATCCAATGCTCAGATGGGCAACAAATAACACAAAAGTCAAACCTTATAATGGTGGAACTGCACTTACTTCCGAAACTGGAGCATACACTTTTGGAAAGATAGAACCGAAGTCAAGAAAAAACGATCCTTTTATGTCATTGGCACACGCAATGACAGAAGAACCAAATTTAAAAGAAGCGAAAGAATTTAATCCTAACATTTTTAAAACTAGGGTTTATTCATAGAAAGGGGAAGTGATGGCAAGATTCATAGATTTTCTGGAAAATGCAATCTTTGGTGACAAGAAAACCGTTTCATTGAATGCACTTACGATTGATGAAAGCGTAGCTACTGAATTGTGGTCTTACAAATTAGCTCTAAATATCGTTGCAGAAACTTATGGCACTTTGTTGTCTAAATGTGAATTTAAAACATATATCAAAGGCGAGGAAAGAAAAGAAGGTAACTATTATCTTTTGAATGTAGAGCCAAATCCAAATCAAAGTGCACCTGAGTTTAAAAAACAATTGATGAGAAGATTAATTTTGAATCCAAATCATGATGCACTGGTTATCAATTTGAATATGCCTGCTTCTCAAACTAAACAAGCACTGTATGTTGCATCTGATTTCCAAAAAAGTGATATGCAGCTTTATGAAGCAACATTTACAAATGTAAGTGTTGATGTTTTTGAAGATGGTGGAATCCCAATTAAAGGGTTTTATTCCGGGGACAAAGCAATTTATATTAAATATACTAATTCTCAACTAACTGAGATTTTCAATCAGATGCGAGAATTATATTCTGAATTGATTGAAAATGCTGTTAAGTCAGGAACATACAGACAAAAATATGTTCTATCTATGGATCAAACTGCGACTGCTGATCCACAGTTTGAAGAACATATGCAACAGTTGCTCGATGAACAATTTAATAGTTTCATTACAGGAAAAGATTCTGTAATTCCTTTATATGCTGGAATGAAGCTTGATCAGACTTCTGCCGGTGCTGATTTAGGGCAGAACGCAAGTGTAGCGAATAAATCAGTGAATACTATTAATGATGAAATTCTATCTAAAGTTGGGAGAGCTTTTAATCTTCCTAAATCTGTTATGTTAGGTGATTTTGAAAAGGATGATTTAGACAATGTATTAACTTATGGATTAGACAGTATGGCCAATTTGATTTCACAAGCATTCAATCGTAAATGGTATGGCATGTCAGATTATAAAAAAGGTACTTATTGTCGATTAGATACTTCTAAAGCTAGACATATGGATATGATTTCAATTGCATCTGCATCAAATGGAATTATTTCTTCTGGTATCTATACGATTAACGATGTAAGAAAGAAATTAGATGAGCCAGCAATTGACGAAGAAATAGGTGATGTACACTTCATTACACGAAATTATGCAGTTATTGGATCCGCTTATTTAGAAGATCCAACGAATGTTATCACTGAAGAAACAGGACAGGCACAAGATAATCCTGCTCAGAAAAATACAAGTAATCCTAAAGAGGGAGAAGGAGAAAATGAAAAATGATTTCAGCTAAAGCAGAAGAAAACGCACTTACATTAAACATCCATGCTGCAATTGGCGAGAGCTGGTGGAAAAGTGATGATAGAGAAGAAGGAATGGTTGAAGATGTTGAAGATTTGCAGAAAATCTTGAATCAGAACAAAAATGCATCAAGAATCGATATCTATATCAATTCACCAGGCGGATCAGTTAGTGAAGGTATCGCAATTTACAATATTTTAAAGAGAACACGTTCATATAAACGTGTTTTTATTGACGGATTTGCTTGTTCTATCGCATCTGTTATTGCGATGGCTGGTAATTCCATTTCGATGCCAAAGAGTTCGATGCAGATGATCCATAATGCATGGACTTGGACAGCTGGAAATGCAAGTGAATTGCGTAAAGCTGCCGATGATTTAGATAAAATCAATGAAGTTGTTGTTAATGCATACATGAGCAAATTCAAAGGTACAGAAGAAGAGTTAAGAGCATTGCTAGACAATGAATCTTATTTAACTGCTGAAGAATGTTTGGAATATGGCTTGTGCACAAAAATCGTAGAAGATAACGAAAATACACAAGAAGATGTTAATAGTGGTATTGAAGCCACAACAAATCTGTTCGAGAACAAGTTAAACAAGCTTGTATCGATAAAAAATGCTATTAAAGAATTGGATGCGGAGACAGTAAAACCGGAGACAGTCAAAGAAGCTAAAAATGTGGAGACAGTCAAAGATGGGGAAACGGTCAAAGAAACAAAAAATGCTAACGTAGCAAAAGTAAATGAAATCAAAGCAAAAGTAGATGAAGTAAAAGCAAATGAACTTCAAAGATTTTTTGGTTTCAAAACAGAATAAGAAAGGAAAAAATAAAAATGAATTTAGACAAGATTGTAGAATCAAATGAAGAATTGGTTGAAGCCATCAAAAACGGTGACACAAAAGGTTTTATTGATAAGCTTTCAAATATGCTGAATGAAAGCGTAGAAGATGCAGTCCAGAACGAAGTAATGCAAAAGTATGAAGCACTAAAAGATGAAAATGATAGTGTTATTTTAGCATCTAGAGGTATCACAGCATTAACTTCTGAAGAAAAGAGTTTCTATAACACATTAATTGATAATTCAAAGAATGAATTAACAAATTTTGAAGTAGCACTTCCAAAGACAACAGAAAACAAGATTTTCGAAAATATCGAACGAGATCATCCTGTATTAGCTGCAATTGATTTTGTTAACTCTAAGGGTTTGACAGAATGGCTATTAAGCAAGGATTTAGACTATGCATATAAATGGGGTGATTTGAATGAAGCAGTAACACAAGAAGCGAAAGCTGCATTTGGCAAGGTTGAATTTTCTCAATACAAGCTGTCTTGCTGGATTCCAGTTCCTAAGACAATGCTAGATTTAGGAATGACATGGTTAGACCAATTCGTAGTTAGATATTTATCTGAAATTATTGCCCGTGCATTAGAAGATGCAATCATTAATGGAAATGGTCAAAAGAAGCCTGTAGGTATGATCAAGACAGTTGATCTTGAAAACCAGACAGTACCAGCAGTAGATAAGACTGCAACGAAGATCACTGAATTAGATACAACAACATTCGGTACAATTGCTGCAGCATTAACAGACGGTGGCAAGCGTAAAGTTGCGACTGTAGATTTAATCTGCAATCCATTAGACTATTGGACTTTAATTTATCCTGCATTGTTCTATACAAATGAAAATGGACAGGTTGTTAAGTCAAATCTTCCAATCAACATTTATCAGTCTTTATCTATGACACAAGGAAAAGCTATTTGTGGTTTACTAGGAAGATATTTCGCAACTGCTGGATTTGGTGCTAAATCTGGAAAGATTGAATATTCTGATCATTACAAATTCTTGGATGACACAAGAGTTTATAAAGCACGTTGCGTTGCTTTTGGAACACCAGTTGACAATACATCTTTCTACTTGTATGACATCACAGGATTGAATGAAGCTGCTATGCCTACTCGTGCTAGAAAAGAAAAGGCAAAAGCAGAAGGGGAAAATTCTGTATCTCAGAAATAACAGAAAGCGAGGTTAAGATATGTCTACAATTACAGAAGCCGATATGAATAAACTTCTTGAAGAAGAAAAGGCATATCTTGGCATTACGTGGAAAGATGAAACAACTGATTCTTTATTAAAATCTTATATCAAAACATCAATCAAAAGACTTGAATCAATCTTTGGTGATGATTTGAACTTTATCAATGGTGAAGAAGCTTATGACAACTTAGGTCATGAGCTTCTTATTACTAGAGTTTTCTATGCCAGAGAAAAAGCACTTGATGATTTCGATAGTAATTTCAGAGGCGAATTATTAACACTTAGAAACTATGGCAAAGTAAAACAATTAATGGCTAGAAAAGAGGGATCAGAAGATGCTAACGAATAACAAAACATATGATGATTCTAATTTGCGAGACCATTTAAAAGTTTTCAATGATGGAGTGGTTGATTTCTATGAAGCAAGTGAGCGAGTTTTAAAGAAACTGAAAGCTCATTTTTATTATGCGGTAGAATCAATCAGCTACGAAACTTATTTAGAAGCCAGTCAGAATTCAAAACGTGACGTAATCGCAATTGCAATTCCTGCTCAAGGTGAAACGATTGAACATGGTGATATTGCAAAAATCGGTGATAAATTCTATCAAGTGGATCATGTACAATACAAAGATTATAATCTTCCACATTATTACAAAGTTTTCCTTTATGGATTAGCGAATAAATATGTGGTAGAAACATGTGAATAATATGAAAATGTTTGAATCATATTATGATTTTTTGACACAGCTTGAAAACGAAACTGGTTATCAAACATATGATCAGAGAACAGCTTCAAGCGGTGTTGAAACACCTTATATCGTTGTACAGCGATTATATAGTAATAACATCCTGGCAGATAATAAGATTTTGGTTAAAAGAGATAAGTTGTCAATCAATCTACATACATATCAAGAAAATCATTCTTCAACAGGAGAAAAGATGATCGCAGAAAAGAAACTAGACTATTTCTTGGAAAATTGTGGCTATATTTTCGAAAAAGAGGATGACTGGCTTGATGATATCAATCTGTACAGAATTTCTTATGAGGTAGAAATTGCTTATGACTAGAGAAGGAAGAATTGTTTCTATAGATCAATTAGGATCTGAAATTGGTAAAGTTTTAGATGAAATTGTATCTGAAAATTTACAAGATAAATGTGGTAAAGTCGCATATGAAATTGTAAAGGAATACCGTCCTAAACTTAAAGCACAGGCAAAACAAGATATTAAAAGCAAGCGAAATGTGCATGTAAATAACTTTGTATCTGTTCCTAAGAAAGATGGTATGGGTTTTTATGGTGCTGTATTGTGGAATAAACAATATACACTTTCTCATTTAGTTGAAGATTCTCATTGGGTCTGGGGCGGACATACGCACAATGATTATCATTTCTGGAAAGAAATCGCACCAAAAATGAATGAAGAATTTTCGAAAAGATGTAGAGAAACAGTGCAGGAAGCACTGAAAAAATAGAAAGGAATAAAAAATGTCTAAAGTTAAATTTGGCTTATCAAATGTAAAAGTTGCACCAAGAACAGAATCAGAAGGAACAGTTACATACGGAACAGTTGTAGATGTTCCTGGTGCTGTTAATCTTTCTATCGAAAGAGAATCTGATCAAAATATTTTCTATGCTGACAACAAAGCATATTTCACAACAAACAGTAAGAGTTCTGTTTCTTTGGAACTTGAAATTGCGGAAATTGCAAAAGATATCATGCTGCAATATCTTGGGTATGTTAAATCAAAGAATGGAACAGTGTTAGAAACAAATACTGCTGTCACACCATCATTTGCTTTAATGTTTCAGATTGAAACAGATGAAAAAGCTAGAAAGGTTTGCTATTACAACTGTACAGCTGTTGAATCTGATGAAGAATATTCAACACAGGAAGAATCTATCGAACCTACAACTTCTAAGCTGACTGTTACTGCAATCGGTGAAGATGTATCTGATGTAGTTGTTTTCAGAGAAATTGCTAATTCTGGTGACACAAACTATGCTACATTCTTTAATAGTGTAACAATTCCTACACTTGCGGATGAAACAGCACATCCTGTTAAAGCAAGCAAAACTGTAGCTGACTAATCAAGGGAAGTACTAAAGTACTTCTCTTTTATTAAAGGAGAATAAAATGGCAACATACGATCGTTTAATTTTTGGCATGAAATGTCTGAATGTTTCTCAAATTGGTTCAGCCTATGACGGAAGAAATCACTACTCACATGTTTCATATGAAGTAGACCTTGCTGGCATGGATACTGGTGCTGATGTCTGGAGAAACAAGATGCCTAATACGTACTGGTACTGTGCAGGTGCATGGGGAAATGCAAACACTGGCAATACTAGATTCTTTTGGTCTTGCGACAAGAATGGCAAGGCAAAGAAGGTACTATGTGCAGATGGCTACCTAAGATACATCACACTTGCACTTACACACTCTAGAAGAAGTTTCATAGTAGGTCACTACTACAAGCTAAACGAAATTATGTATCAGGAAGGTACAAGCGGAAGAGCTACGGGAAATCATATTCATCTGGAAGTATGTGCTGGACACGTTAGAACAAAGTATAGAAACCGTGCAGGTGGATATAACCTGGCAAACATGCTTCCAGCAAACAGAATGATGTTCCTGCTGAATGGATATTCATATATCAAGAATGGTGGAGGACTCTCATGGAAAACAACTTCTACAGTTCCTTACACAGATAGTTCATCTTCTTCAAAAGATACATTTCAGAAAGGCTACGGAAAAGGAAAAGCTTTCACAACAAAAGTCAATCTCAATTTGAGAAGTGAGCCTAACACATCAAGCAAGGTTATTTTAACGATTCCTAAAGGAAAGAAATGCTATTACTACGGATATTATCGAATGGTTAATAATGTAGTTTGGTTTAGGGTTTCTTATGGTGGCAAAGAAGGATATATCTACGGATATAAATACAAAGTTGATGAAAAAGCACCATATATCACAGGCTTAACAATCAACGGAAAGAACGTATAAACGGAGTAAAAACGAGTAGAACGGAGTAAATATGGTATTAAATGATAATGTTTATAAAGTATTAAAGTGGGTTGGTTTAATCGTACTTCCTGCAATTGCTACATTGGTTAAGGCAGTATTTCCAGTTTGGGAACTGCCTTATGCTGATGCAATTGCTATTACATGCACTGCTTTAGGTACTTTTATCGGTACTATCATCTGCGTTTCTTCTGCAAATCTTAAATCAGAAATGGCGGAACAAGCTGTTTATGTTTTAGATGAAGATGCAGAAGATGAAACAGCAGCAGAAACAAGCGAAGAAGCACAGGGGTAATCTATGCCTGCACCAATAAGCCAAGAAGTGTGGGCGGTAATTGCTCAATGGATCGTTTATGGTGCATCTGTTACTGGTGCAGTAATGGCAATCGCAAAATTCGTCACATGGTGTCGTTCAAAAACAACAATTGCAAAGCTCGAAAAAGATATTATGAATCATTCAGAAATGCTTGATCGAGACAATAAACGTATTAAAGCTTTAGAACGACATATTACTGATATTGACGGAGATTTGCATGATATGCATGCTTTATTACGATTAAACACAAAAGCACAACAAGCAATAATGAAATCATTGCTTGATGGAAATAACAAAGATGGTATTCAAAAAGTATCAGATGAGATTCAAGAATATTTGAATCAGCAAATCTGATATTTCTTTTTAAGGAGGAACAAATGAGAACTTTAAAATTTAATGATGATGCTTTTTCGATTGCAACAACTGGAGAAGTGATCATCATTTGTATGGAAGAATTACATTCTGATTTTTTAAGATTATGTAATGCATTTCAAACAAGTTTTGCGAGTGGTAATATTCCCCCATTAGATATTACTGCCAAAATTATGTATTGCATGATTAAGGGTGCTAACAGAAATTCTTTTAAAAACTATGAAGAATTCATGAAAGCAAACAAGAAACTTTCTCCATTTGTTGATATAGAAAATATCACTGCAATGATGAATGAAATCAATGATACTTTCGTATCAGATGAAGAAGAGAAAGAAGAAACGGAAAATCAGAGCAAAAAAAAAGAACAGAAGTAATCAGTTCTAGTGACTTTATTCTAGCGTGTTTATCATTGAAACTTACTTTATCAGATTTTAGGAGTTTATCGATAAGCACGCTATTTTCATTATTAAAAGCAAAAATAAAAATGAACTCAAAATATGAAAACAAGTCAATCAATAAATCATATCAAAAAGGAACACAAACAGATATCGATGCATTCTTTGGCTGATATAAATAGAACGGAGGTTGAAGGATGTCAAAAGAAGAACTGGGGATGAAAATCACCCTTGAAGCAGATGCTAAGAATTTAGAAAATGAATTAAGGCAACTTAAATCTGATCTTACTTCTATAGACAAACAAGGCAGAAGTTTAAAAAATGCAATTAAGTTTGATCCTTCAAACGTTAGCAATTACACAAAAGTAATTGAAAATTTAAACAGCAGACAGGATACTTTATCTAAAACAATCCAAACAAATAAAGAAAGATTAGTTGTTTTAAATAAGCAATATGCACTTCAAAAAGAAGCAGCGAATGCAGCTAAAGATGGCTATAACGGAATCAATACTTCACTTAAACAGCTGGAAGATTTGTACGGTAAAAATTCTGATGAAGTAAAAGTCTATAAGGAAGCATTAGACGAGCAGAAAACAGTTGTTGACAAATCAGAAAATTCTGAAAAAAACTTTGCACAGCAAATTGACAGAACAAATAAAAAAATTGCAGAGTCAGAAGCTGAACTGACTAAAACAAATTCTGAATTAGTTAAATATGAAAAAACAACAGATGATGCTGGAGATGAAACAAAAAAGTTAGCAGAAAAAGAAAAGGAAGTTGCTGAAAGAACGCAACAAATGAATGATAACTTTTCTGCTGCTAATATCGTTATCGCAAATCTTGTTACAGAAGCAATTAAAAAGTTAGCAAATGAATTAATAGATTTATCAAAACAAGTCATTGAAACTGGATCTGGTTTTGAAGATTCTGTCAAAGGTTTAGCATCCATTCTCCAAGAATCCAGTGATTCATATGTTATTCGTGACCTTGCGGACTATTTTCAAGAATTAGGAACACAATCAGCTTATTCTGCAACTGAAATTGCAAACAATGCTCAAATACTAGCGAACGCTGGTTATGAATCGGATCAGATTAAAGATTCCATAAAAATCATTGGCGAATTAGCTGCTGGTACAGGTGAAGATTTTGAAACAATGGCTAACATCGTTGTAGATGGTCTTGCTGCCTTTGGAATGAGTTCAAAAGAAGCAACAAGATTTTCAGATGCATTAGCTAAATCTGCGATTTCTTCCAATACTAACATTACACAAATGGGAGAAGCATTTAAATACGTTGGTGCAGTTGCAGGAACAATGGGTTATTCAGTCGAAAGCGTTGGTGTTGCAATGGGTGCAATGGCAAACCAAGGTGTTAAGGCATCTAATGCAGGTACTACTCTAAGAAGCATCATTTCCAGACTTGCAACAAACACAAGCAAAGCAAGAGATGCAATTGAAGATCTCGGAATTTCTTTCTTTGATGCTGATGGAAATGCCAGACCATTAATTGGTTCGCTAGGTGCAGATGGACTTGCTGGTACAGCAGATGATACAACAGGTGTATTAGATGAATTGCGTGCTGCAATGGCAGGGATGAACGATGAACAGAAATCAACAATTGAAAAAGCTGTTGCAGGTCAAAGAGGTTTAGCTGGTTTAGCTGCAATTGTCAATACCTCTACAGATGATTGGAATAAATTAAAACAAGAAGTCCAAGAGTGTAATGGTACAGTTGAACAAATGGCAGAAACCCGTTTAGACAGTTACTCTGGTGATGTCAAAAAATTAAAGAATCAGTGGGAACAAACTGCATCTACAATGTACCAGGAGGTAGAACCTTCGTTGCGTAAAGTTGTTCGAGCGTTAACTAATTTGATGAAAACAGATTTCTTTAAGAAAGATGTCAAGAAAATTGCCAGGGGATTTGGTGATGCGTTAGAAAAAGTCGCAGATATTACTTCTGATTTAAATCCAAAAACGATAGCTGTGGCGACAAACCTAGCAAAGATGGCAACAACATTTGCTGCTACAACTATACCGATTAACAAAACTTCAAAAGTGATTGGTAAAGTGGCTGAAACAGGGAAAGGATTAGGAATTTTATTTTCTACACTCAAAGAAAAAACAAGTGAAGCAACTTCTGTTACTTCTGGATTTAGTGGTGTTTTATCAGTATTAGGTAAAAATATGGGGCTGGTAGCTACTGGTGCAGGTTTAGCAACTACAGCAGTAGTTGGTATAGTAGCTGGTATCAAAGATGGTATGAAGGCTGTACAAGAGACCCATATGGAAGAAATGAATGCATTGTATGGATTGAACGATGCTACAAAAGAAACGATTGAAAACGTTAATTCTTTATCAGAAAGCTATGTTTCACTGCAAGAATCCAGTACACAAAACGCATTGGCAATTACAAATGAATATGGCTATTATGAACAATTAGCTGCGGAATATGACAGTATTAAAGCTAAAGGCGATGCAATAACCACAAGTGATCAACAGAGAGCAGACACGATTTTAAATGTTCTTTCTCAGGCATTAGGAATTGAAAAAACACAGTTAGAAGAACAAATTACTACTGAAGGTAATTTAACTAACGCAATTGCTCAGACAATTGAAATGAAGAAAGCAGATGCATTATTAACTGTTTACCAAGATCAATATGCAGATGCTATTCAAAAAGTTTCAGAGGCTACACAATATCAAACAGAATTGTTAGCAACCAGACAGGAACAGCAGGGAAAAGTTAATGCGTTAACTGATCAAGCCACTGCATTACACAACCTTTTATCTGATTCTGAAAATCTGACATCTGAAAAAGCAAAAGAGTTATCAGATAAATATTACGAGGTTTTAGGAGCATTGAGCATTGCACAGAATGGTTTGAAGTCAACAGATGATGCATTAGCAACAAATAAAGCAACATTGGAAAATTCGCAAGCTACAATTTCTAATTATGAAGCATTAGTTGGTGCTGCAGCAAGTGGAAGTGCAGAACAAGTTGAAAGTGCAGTCAATAAAATGACAGGCAACTTTAAGACTGCAAATGCTGCATCATACGAATCATTGTATGAACAAACACAGAACTATAAAACACAATGGCAAACTGCTAAAACCGAATATGAATCTGGAAGTGGAACAGTAACAAAAACACAGGTTGACATGTATAAAAAGTTGTACGACCTCTCAAAAACTGAACTTGATAAATCAAGAGAACAGATGAGACAAGGTGGAAAAAACATGGGTTCTGGACTTGCAGAAGGTCTAACAGATAAAACTAAAGATATCGAAAAATCAACTTCAAATTTAGGAAAAGCAGGTAATAGATCTTTAGAAAATACAGAAGAAATGCATTCTCCGTCAAGAGTCTGGTTTCAATATGGTGTGTACATGGGGCAAGGTGCTATTAATGGTTTAGACAGTATGCAAGGAAGAGTTGCTGCTGCTGCAAAAAGATTGGCTGATGCAGCTAACGATGCATACCAAAAAGAATTGGATATCGGTTCTCCGTCTAAAGTTATGTATCAGAATGGTGTGTGGACAGCTGAAGGTGCTATCAATGGCATGGACTCTCAGATTTATGCAATTGCAAAAAAAGGCAGAGAAATGGCAGAAGCTATGAATGAAAGTGTTAATGACTATATTTCTAATCAAGCCTCTGCTAATTATTCACGTCAAACGGCAGAAAACATTATTGTCCGCATGACAGAATCAGAGAGTAATATTTCTAAATTAGACAGAATAGTTTCTCTTTTAGAATATTATCTGCCAGAACAAGGAGCTGTCTACATGGACGGCGAACTGGTTTCAAAAAAAATCGAAAAAATTCAGAAAAGAAACAACAGACTGAACAATAAGATTGAGGGAATTGTCGTATGAGAAACAAAACATATTTTAACGGTCATTGTTTGGACGATGAAATAGATGGATTTATCACCTTAGAAGTTGACGGAAGAAATTTCTCTGATACAGAAATTTCTTCCAAAGATAATATTTACGATGGTTCTACTTTTCAAAGCCAAAGAATTCCTAAAAGAACAATTACAGTTTCTTATCTGTTAAAAGCAAAATCACAAGATGAATTTGATGAAAAGCATAACAAATTATTAGGATATTTGTATAATGCAGACAATCACGAATTGTATTTTGAAGATCAGACAAACAAGTATTTCTTAGCCTACTATAAAGGAGAATCAAAAGTAAAAGGAGTGAATCATTATATTCAAACAACAATTACTTTTGTATGCATGACACCTTTTGTTTATTCGAAAGAAGTCAAGCAGTTTGAATCTTATTTGAAAGATGGAATTAGAACGGTAGACATTGTGAATGAAGGTAACGTACCTGCAGATATTGACTATCAAATCAAGTTCAATTCACCGAATGCTTTTATCGGTATTGTATCGGAAGAAGGTGCGATGCAGTATGGATCAAAAAATTACACTGATGATGCAAAGCCTGAATCAACTACAGTCATGACTATAGATGACTTCATCAATACAAATGATGATGGTGGTGGAGTTGACCCAATGCGACCGTCATATGGCAACAAAGGAAAGCTTGAAGTTGCAGACTGGTGGGGCAGAAAGTACCTCAAGATATACAGCTCTGGTGAAAAGGTTGGAGCAATTAATGGTGGATCAAGAACTGTTGAATTATCTGAAGAAATTGGTGAATTTGTATGTTCATTCAATACAGTTTTCTGTGCTAAACCAAATCAAGTTGGTCAGATGAACATTTCATTCATGACAGCTGACAACAGATTAGTTTGTGGACTTGAATGGAACAAGAATAAAACAGTTTCTACTTCTGACACAACGTTCAACATCGTTGCACCAAATGGGCAAGGCTGGGGTGGAAAGTTTTTCAACAGTGCAGAAACAAAAGACAATCCATGGTTACACAGCAAATCCAATAATGGATATATAGCGAAGAAAGGTTCACGCATTACTTACTATGACAGTGGTAAATACAGTACACTAGTCATTCCAGAGTCAGCAAATCTGAAAATCAAAAAAGTGAAAATTGCAATCCGTCAGAATGGTGACGATGATTATTCAAATGACGGTCTTGTTGAATACATGGGATTCTGTGGCTTCAGCCTGTCAAAGTATGACATCTTCTCGGCAGGGGAAGAAGTTACAATTGATGGATGCAAAACAATGTTCTACGAAGGTGGACTGCCGATGCAGAACAAAGAAAAAATGGGTACAAAGTATTTCAAGGCAAAAGTCGGAACAACTGAAGTGCAGTTCTACTGGAGTTCATGGATTGAACAGGCTCCGACAGTAACTGCAAGAATCCGAGAAAGGTGGATGTAATGAGAATTGCAATATTATCAAGTCATGAAGAAGTTCTAGGATTTATTGATAATGATGCATCTGAATCATTGCATTACTTTAATGATGAACTACATATTTATCTTAAAGGTAACGCAAGTACTTTTACATTTAGCGTTATGCAGCAGCAAGATGCCAGTAAATATCTTGTTGTAGGAAACCATCTTGTGTTTAATTGGAATGATCGTGATTACTATATGACAATCGAAGAAACGGAACAGGATGAAGATACTCTAAAAGTAATTTCATATAGCGGTTCTTTGGAATTGGTTAATGAAGAAGTGTCTAAATATAGTGGCAGCAAAATGTCGTTCGAACAGTATTTTAACGTGTTTAATACAGAAGGAACATTATCACTTGGCATTAATGAAGTCAGTGATAAAACACTTACTTTTGAATGGACAGGCACTGCAACACTGCTATCAAGGCTGTTTTCACTAGCAACAGAATTTGATGCAGAAATAGAATTCATTCCTGTTTTGAATAACTATTCTTTAGACCACATCCAAGTTAATGCTTATCGTGAACATGATGATACATACCAAGGTGTTGGAAGAAGCCACGATGAAATAATCAGATACGGAAAAGAAGTAGATTCTATCAAAAAAACTTCTTCTATAAGTGATATGTACACTGCTATTTATCCAAAAGGAAAAGATGATTTAACAATCGAATCATTAGATGGCAGAGAAGTTTTAGATGATAACGGGAATGTTCTTTATTTTGTCGATAAAAAAATCATTCGTGCAAAACAAGCACAAGAACAGTTTCCTTCAACAGTAACAGGATGGTCACAATATATTGTCAAGAATTATTCTTACGATACAGATAATGTGGAAATGTTATACGGACAAGCACTTTCTAATTTGAAAAAGAATTGTGTTCCAACGGTTGAATATGACATGGATGGATATGTTGAAGCAAATATTGGTGATACTTTCAGAGTTGAAGATACAGAATTCAATCCACCTCTTTATCTGGAAACAAGAGTTACAGAAATGCAAATCTGTACAACGAAGCTTTCTAACTCAAAAATGAAGTTTGATAACTATACAGAATTAAATTCTGATGTGAGTCAATTATTATTGGATAAAGTTTCAAAACTTGTAGAAAACAATAAGAAATATGCGGTCATTATTACAACAGATAATGGAGTTGTCTTGAAAAATTCAGATTCACAAACAACACTGACAGTAATCGTTCAAGATGGTCAAAATATAGTTACAGATCAATGCAATATTGAATGGTCAGAAGTTGTAAATGGTGAAACAATACATTTATCAAACGAGAAGTCTGTAATATTTGATGCTTATTCTTTTGAAAATAAGATTAATGTAAGAGTAGTAGTTTCGAAAGATGGTTATGTCAGAGGAATGAATGAATTGACACTTACAAACTTGTCAGACGTTTATAAGCAATCAGAAAATGCAATTATAAAAGTTGCAATTGAATATGCAAAGAGTAATTCTAATTCAGACCCGCCTATAGAAGGGTGGGAAATAAATCCGCCAGATGTTGGTGATGATGAATATCTATGGCAAAGAACAACGACCACAAAGGCTGATGGAAGTACGGAAAGTACAGAAGCACTTTGTATTACAGGCATAAAAGGAGCAGATGCTACAATTATTTATATTGATAGCACTGACGGTAATGTATTCAAGAATAATGCAGTAGCAACTAAATTAAAAGTTACCGTTCAAATAGGAAACATTTCAATCACTGGCATAGAAAGACTTAAGGCTGTTTACGGACATTCAGCCTTTTTACAATGGAGCTATAAAGGCTTAAAAGGTGAAAAAGTAATCCTTTCTCAAGATGATCCAAAAATTAGTGATGATGGATTTACTTTGTCAATAGAACCAAAAGATATAGATGTTAAAGGCACATTTACATGCGACCTTATAATAGAGGAGTTAACAAAAAATGGCAATTAAAGCAACGGCACAACAGACGTTATTGGATATTTCTGATGCTTATAACGTCTTACTTACTTCAGAATCGTTTACATTTGTAGGAAATACTAGTGGTGCACCGGCAAATTCAACATGCACGACTGATGTAGTTGGATATTTGGGAAGTACTCAATTGACTTCTATTTCTGTAACTGCATCCGAAATTACATTTAAAAAAGCTGATGGAACACCAGCTACAGGAGTATCTGCAGCAGTTACAAATAATGGCACTTCAGTAGTAACTATTACGTTTACAACTACTGCAACTCTTACAGAAGCAGTTGAAGCAAACATTCCAGTTCATTTAGACGATGTAACTTACAATAAGAAGTTCTCGATGGCAGTAGCCAAGACTGGTAGCGGTGGTGCAACAGGTGTTGGCATTAAATCTACAATTCCACAGTATTATTTGTCTTCAAGTAATACTACGCAAGCAGATGGAGCTTGGAGTCAAAATCCTCCAGCGTATGTCAATGGAAGATATTACTGGACGAGATTCTATACAACATACACAAACAATACAACTGCCACATCAACACCTGTATTAGATCAAGCTTTAACTGACGCTAATAAGAAAGCATATGACGCTAAGGTAAATGCTGATAATGCACAGCAGGTCGCTAACAAATCTGCGACAGATTTAGCAAACTTGACTACATCAGTAAATAAAGATATTGGAAATTTACAGAATCAAATTGATGGAGCAATTGAAAACTGGTTCTACGATGGAGTTCCAACGTTAAAAAATAAACCAGCTATTGACTGGACAGATGATAATACAAAGAACGTCCACTTAGGTGATATTTACTACGACAATAATACAGGTTATGCATATAGATTCAAGGTTGATGCGTCTACTAGCGGTAATACATATTCTTGGTCACGTATCCCTGATACAGATGCGTCTAAGGCTATTGCAGATGCAAAAGAAGCAAAAGACTTAGCTGATAATAAAAGACGTGTTTTCTACTCAACACCAACTCCACCATATGACGCAGGTGACTTGTGGGTTCAAGGCTCCGGTGGTGACATTATGCGATGCCAAACGACTAAAGCTGCTGGAACATCATATGCTGCAGCTGACTGGATTAAAGCGTCAAAATACACAGATGACTCAACGGCAAAAGCAGCTGCTAAGTCAGTTAAGAACCAATATTACTTATCAAATTCTAAAACTGAATTAGTCGGTGGCTCTTGGAGTGATACTGCACCAGCTTGGACTAATGGAAAATACATGTGGCAGAGAACTGTTACAACAGACGGTAATAACAAAGTTACATATACTCCAAGTGAAAATGGTGTATGTATTGCGGGTGCGAAGGGTGATACAGGTGCAACCGGTGCCGATGCAGTAGCAATGACTATTACAGCATCAAACGGAACTATTTTTAAAAACAACAATGGTTCTACTGTATTAACTGCTCACGTTTATGTTGGCGGTGTTGAAAAGCCTATCACGGATGCAGGTGTGTGCGCTGGTGTAGGAACTATTAACTGGTATATTTCAACAAATATGTCTGCAGTAGTATCAACATCAAAGACTCTAACTGTTACAGCGCAAAGTGTAACGAACTCAATTAGCTATATAGCTCAATGCGAAGCATAAGGAGGTAATCTTATGGCAGTAAAGGCAACAGCACAGGAAACAGTATTCGACTTGACTGATGCATACTCCATCATGCTTACTTCTGAATCTTATACTTTTAATGGAAATACTAGCGGCGTTCCTGCCGGAAAGACATGCTCAACACAAGTGGTATCTTATCTTGGAGGCACTCCTAAAAAATCTAATATTTCAAAGGTCACTTGCCCAACTGGTATCTCTGTATCTCTAAAAGATAATAATACTATTGCCCCAACTATAACTTTTACTACAACAGCAACGGTTAAGGAAGATTGCGAAGCCTCGATTGCCGTAACTGTTGATGATGTCACTATTTCAAAGAAATTTTCTTTTGCAATAGCAAAAACCGGTTCAAAAGGCGATAAAGGTGATGTTGGAGCTGCAGGTAACGGTATTAAGTCTATTTCATATTATTATGCTAGAAGTTCTTCTCAGACTGCTCCAAGTGAATCTAGTATTACTGGAACGTCAATTCCAATATTAGACGCTACAAATAAATATTTGTGGCAGAAAGAGGTCATTACTTTTACAAATAATACAGCCAAAACAACGGTTGTTTTATTGGCTGTGTATGGCAATACTGGCGCTAAGGGTGATAAAGGTAATGATGGAACTTCTGTAACAATAAAATCTCAAGCTGTTACTTACCAAGCTAGTTCAAGTGGAACAGTTGTTCCTAACGGCGTATGGAGTCAAGGAATTCCAGCGGTCACTAAAGGCCAGTATCTTTGGACACGTACTGTCATTACTTTTTCGAATGATGTGACGAGCACATCTTATTCAGTTGGCTATATGGGTACAAACGGTCAAAATGGAAGTAACGGCTCTAATGGCAAAGATGGTAATGGCATAAAGTCAACGGAAGTTACTTATCAAATTTGGAAAGATGGAACATCTACTCCGAATGGTACATGGTCTAGCACTCCACCCAAAACAACAGCTGATAATCCATATTTATGGACTCGAACTGTAATTACTTATACTGATAATACTAAGAGTACTTCGTATTCGGTTGGTTCAACTCCTGAAGGGATTGTTGTTGGCGGAAGAAATTTATTAAGAAATACAGCGTTTAAAGATTTCAAAAATAGCGAAGATATTTACGTAGATAATAACTACACAAAATTTAGCAATAACACGTTAAAACTCATTTGCGATAATACATCGGGTACAACGTCAAATAAATATACTATAGTTGATAGTCTTAAACCCACATGGAATTTGGCAGATGTTCTTGGTCAAGACATAACAATCTCTATGTGGATTTATATAGAAACTGTAGGTCAAGTTGACGGATACGAATTCAGAATTATATTTACGCATAATGGTGATATGCAATGGTTTAATCCAAATACATCTTATCCTGTACATGTTCCAAGTCCTTCTGATTTGAAAGTTGGATGGAACTATATCTATGCAACATTTAGGATAGCCGAAGATAGTACAGAAGCAAATTTTAATTTTACATGTAATTCACGTCCTGGAAAAAAGAGTGTTTGCTGGATTAGTTCTCCTAAAGCAGAATTTGGTAATAAGCCAACAGCATGGACACCTGCTCCAGAAGATGTTGACGAAGGTATTAACAATGCTCAAAATACAGCGAATTCTAAAAACAGTGCTTTCTATCAAGATACAGAGCCAAATGCCAGCAAGGTAAATGATATTTGGTTCGATACATCCGATGGCAACAAGATGTATTACTGGAATGGATCGAAGTGGGTTCCAGAACAGTTCGGAAGCAATGCAATCCAAGATGCAAGTATTGTTAATGCCAAAATCAAGGACGGTGCTATCACTAACGCAAAGATTGCCGATGCTAGTATTGGCACAGCAAAAATCCAAGACGGGTCAATTACAAATGCAAAAATAGGTGATTTATCAGCTGATAAGGTAAAAACAGGTACACTGAATGCTTCTAAAATTACTATTTCAACTGATAAAAAGGATAAGACACCTGCATTGACGATTGATAAAGATGGAATCCTTAAGCTTTTTCAGTACAACTCGCTTGTAGGTCAAATTTACGGATTTGATGTGCCAGTCAATGGTGAAATTAAAAATGGAACTGGAACCGAGATAAAAAGCAGAATTTTTGAGAATGGAAGAAAAGTACCTGTTTTATGCGGAATTCTAAAACGAACTGCATCTATAGCTGCATCTGCTAATTTGCAGGTATTAAGATTCAATAGCGATAGTATGCAAAAGTTTGGCTCTGATATCTATTTAAATAAAGATTCTGATGGTTATGGCTATGTAACAGTTCTTGAAGGATATTACAAAATTACAGTGAAGTGTACATGGCAGAATGCAAGCTCAACAATCACGAACTATCTTGGGGTGTCAATAAATGAAGCAACGTCTTGGGATTGCGAGTATTTAAGTTCGTCAATGAGTAATTATAGCTGTATTCAAGAATTTTCAACGATTCTTAAGTTGAATTACAATGATTCAATCAAGCTTCAAATTGCCTCAAGTAGTGCAAGAACTGCCACGAAAGCGGTTATGTATATAGAAAGGATAGCATGATATGGAACAAAAAATTGAATTTTTAAATCAGTATGGTGAAAAAGTAGGAAAAATCGAATGTATCTGCAACCCATACGACAACTCATACAATTGTGGTGATTACATCAACGTGGAAAATGATCTATTCGTGAATCACAAGTCAGTTCCTCACGTTGTAGCAATTGCCAACAGAACTACGGCATATAAAGTAACAAATAAGGTGATGCCTCTACGCTTTGACAAGTGCGAAATCATGAGTTCAGATGCATCATATAAGCATGATGCTGATGGCTACGCAGGAATCAAAGTCAACAGGTATGGTCTGTATAAAATTACAGTCAGAGCAAAGTGGGGTACTGCCAAGGCAACAAGAACACTCGGTATTTCTGTTAATGGTTCTACCGATACATCTCTAGACAAGTGCTCAACTTTATATTCTGATGGTGAGTGTATTCAAGAATTTACGACACTAATCAATTTAAAGATGAATACGCTTCTTAAATTCATGGCTGCTTCAACAGCTGACTGTGAGATGAAAGAAGCAGTGCTTTATCTTGAAAGAGTAGCATGACACATCAAGTTCCTTGGAATAAAGTTATTCTAGAAGAATTCATCCGTATAGGATGTCTAAGCAAAACTGAAGAAATGATTATGCGTACAAGAGTACATGGATGGACTATCACCAAGCAATCGTATGAATTGAATATGAGTGAATCTAATATCAAGAAGATAATTGCACGCTTGAAGAAGAAATATGATAGCGTAGAAAAGTACAGTGCTATATTACCACCTAGAAAACAAAGTGAAAAAGAACTGTACATGGATGAGAACTGAGAAGCAGAAATGCTTCTCTTTTTTTATTTATGTAGAAACTTTTATTATACTTTTTCGATACTTTTAATTATCAATTTAAAGATATTATATAGATAGAAAAAGGAGAATAGACTATGTACGGAGATTATTTTAATCCTTACAACTATTCATCTAATAATCAATGGCAGAATCCTATTAATAGGAATAGACAAGAAATCATAAAAGTAAATGGCAAGAATGGAGCAGAAGCTTATCAGATGATGCCTAATTCACAAGCCTTGTTATTAGATGAAACAGCACCTATTGTTTGGCTGGTACAAACGGATGGTGCAGGTTATAAAACAATATCTGCATTTGATTTAACACCACATGAAGAAATCAATACAAATTCTACTTTAAAGAATCTTGAAGAAAGATTAAAGAAAGTTGAAGAACAACTTTCCAGGAGTACAAATAATGTCAATGAATCCAATTCTAGAACAACTCAACAGAACACAAACAACAGTTTCAAGAAATAATCCTATTGAAATGTTGAAACAGTTTAATGAATTTAAAAGGAATATGCAAGGCAAGGATCCACAAAAGATTGTTATGGATTTATTAAATAGCGGTCGAATGTCTCAACAACAGTTTGAATCGCTAAAGCAGCAAGCACAGCAATTACAAAATTTTTTGAAATAGGTGATAAACATTTAAAGGT